TGATTCATCAGGAAGTTTCAAAGCTTCCGTTTCAACTGTTGCACGCACCACCAGAGGCTGGGCAGCAGCGTAAGTTATTCGGGACACTGTGTCGTGCCAATCGGTTGGATTTCAAGAAGATGACGGCATATATTTCAAACATGAAGCGGAAGGGCACAGAGCCGGACAAGGCAATGGAGTTCGCGCGCGGCGCAGAAGGTATGCGCATGGCCCTGGCTTATCGACAGTATGAACAGCGGTGTCGGGAAGAGGGTTGGTTGGATTTTGATTCAATGTTGCTAGAGAGCGTACGACTGCTGGAGGCGAACGAGGAAGTTCGTACCCGGTGGCAATTCAAGTTCGTTCTCGTAGATGAAGCGCAGGATACAGATGAAATACAATGGCGATTGGTTAAACTTCTTTCGGAAAAACACCGAAACGTTTTCGCGGTCGGAGATGAAGAACAGCTTATTTATGAGTGGCGCGGGGCAGAGCCAAACGGATTATCCAATTTTGACACACGATTCCCGGGAGCCAAGACAATCTATCTATTTAGAAATTATCGATCGACTCCTGAGATTGTGGGGTTCTGTAAGCAGTTTGCTCCCAAAGAAAGCAGACTCATCGAACTCATGGTCTCGGAAAGGAATAGCGGACCCATACCCAGAGTACTCAAATTTGGGTCCGACTCTGATGAGGCATCAAAGATTCTCGGATCAATTACGGACCCAGAACACACTGCCATCCTTACCAGGACCAACAGACAACTTGCCCGCTTCGAAAACGCCTGTATTGACCGAGGGATTAAATATAACTTACTCGGAAAATCTGGGTTCTGGACCCAACCCGAGGTTCGTTATCTGCTCGCTTATGTCCAATCCAGTGACTTCCCCAGCGACGCCGCCGTCAAAACCATCATCCAGTCTCCCTTCCGATACACCAAGTATCTTAAGAAGAGAGACCTTGTTTCCGCTCTCGAGCGCGCTTCGAAAACTGAAAAGGAAGCGACGGGCAAGGCGGCTCCGTTTATCACGATGATGACTTCCCCGGAAATCCTGGGGCAGTTTGAGGCGAATCAGCAGGACAACATTAAGGCCGCGGCGCACTTCATGAAATCAATGCGCCATGGGCCGACCGCGAATCCGGCGTTGGTGTTGCAGGACGTTCTGGCCCGCGCAGACATTCGGACTTACTATGAGACCGAGGAAGAAGGCGACGAAGATAATGACGCGTTGGAGAACATCAATGAGCTCTACAAAGTTTCAACCAAATTTGGAACCGTTCACGAATTCATCGCCCACGCCCGTAAAGCTATTGCTGCCTCCCGCAAATCTAAACAGCCTCGACTTACTCTTTCCACCGTGCACCAATCAAAAGGCAAGGAGTTCAAGGAAGTCTTTGTGGCTGGAGTTTGTCAAGATATTCTCCCTCATAAGCGAGGGGTACTGTCGGAAGAGAAACGAATAATGTGGGTCGCGCTTACGCGCGCCGCTACGTATTTGACTGTGACATTTTTTGGATCTATGTCTCCGTTCTTGACGGGCCATTGGGACCCCGTGAAGCAGGAAGAGTTTGAGAAGCAGCCATTGCCCGGATTCAAAGGTCAGCAAACGTTGTTTGAGGGGGTGCTGTGATGGGCAGGCCGGCTATCAACATAATTGGAAAGAGATTTGGAATGCTTTTTGTTCTTAAGAGGGTGAGAGATCGGCGTTCCGGTAAGACAAATCATCTTGAAATATGGTATAGGGTTCGGTGTGATTGTGGGAAAACAAAAAGCATGCGTGGATATTTGATTCGGGACGGAAGGGCGCGATCTTGCGGGTGCGGACAACGCGGCAGTAAGTATGGGCCGCATGGATATCCAACTAAAGAATACAGAATGTGGTGTGCGGCAAGAGACAGAGCTAGGAAACTGGCAGTTCCATTTTCTATCGAGCCCAGTGATGTCAAGATGCCGAAAGTTTGTCCATTGCTTGGGATTCCGATTTCTTATACAAACAAAATTACATCTAAGAACAGCCCCTCAATTGATCGTGTTATTCCAAGTCGAGGATATACGAAAGAGAACACTCTGACGATCAGTCACCACGCAAACCAAATCAAGAACGACGCTACGCTATCGGAGCTACAAATTTTAACAAGAAACCTGGAGAAGATATGGCCTTCCTTTACATAGACGCATCCGGCGAAGAGCGGAACCGCCACTCCTACAGCGCAGGCTTGGAGTTTACAGGCAATCCGTACAAATACTATCTGCATCGCATCATGGGGTGGAAAGAGAAGGATACGAAGGCGGCGCTGCTCTTCGGACGTGATCTGGAAGACACGGTGGAGTTCTATCATAAGACCGCCGGCAAGTGTGACCCTGTGGAAGAGTTCACGCGCCTGTGGGCGCAGCGCAAGGACATGAAGCAGTTGGTTTATACTACGCGCGAGATCGACTGGGCCAGCCTATTACGCGCTGGCACGGAAATGATGCGTCTCTACAAGATTCGGCAGCCAAGTCTTCCAATTCCGATGGACACGATTTTTCAACGTCCGTTTACGAAGGAAGTCTTTCCAGGCCACCCGAAGTATGGCGGCATAGATTTCTACGCCAAGCTGGATATGATTGCGCGCGTGCAGCCCGATCATCCTATGCTTCCGAAGGTTGAGTGGAAGAAGGAAGACGGCCTGTTTCGCCAAGTGATCATCGATATGAAGACCAGCGGTCTGGACCTGGATGACACGAAGGGTATCGTTGCACACGATCAGCAAATGCGGGTATACGCCTGGACAGTCAATATCTTTGATGTGGCTTTCTTGTGGTTTAAGAAGTGCGGGCACAGCGTTAAGAAGGGCTACAGCGCCACGATGTTGGTTGATGCGGGCCGGTTTGCAGCCGGCGATGAAGTAGTGATCGCATCTGTCGAGGAAGACTCTTGCTATGTTGTTGGCAACGACGTGATGGTCGAGGAGATGAATAAGGCCCAGGGATTCCGCGAGAATGGCGACTTGGATACCAAGAAAGATGCGAAGGAACGGGCAGCTAAGTGGCGTGAAGAGAATGCTGTGTTGGTGAAGCGAGAAGACCTTACGCGGCAGCGTCTCCAGTTTAGTGCCGGGATTGTAGATCAGCGTAGCGCGGAGGACGCAGGCCAGATAGCCGCCGACCAGATTGTTCGTATCGTGAATTCCTGGGAGACGAACAAATGGACAAACACTTTTGGGATTCGTTTTCCGCATGACGATCGCCGAGACAATTATTTCAAGGCATTCTGCTTGCGGGATAACGTGTTGCGTGATAGTATCTTTGAACAGAAGACGGAAGAAGATTTGAAGGACGACTACTTTGACGAGCCAGAGGAGGCTCTATAATGCTCGAAAATGATGGACCACATTTTCAAGACTGTGCTTTTGATCCAGAATTAGGAACAAGTTGGCTGCATAAGCGCGGTAAAGGGGAATTACGAAAGACCATAGACGGACGCGAGCTAGGGCCGACTGGAGTCGGGTTTCAGATTAAGAATATTCGTACTGAAAAACGCGATGTTCCCGAGTGGGCTCGTACGAACGAGGGAATTCAGAAACTTCTTTTAACTGCTTTTCCAAAGCTTAAGATCAACGACAGCCAAAGGAAGCGGGCCGGCCGATGGGCCCAAGTCATTCAAATGTATTTCCGTATGGGCTGGACTTACTCAGAAGTCGCCGATGCTCTAGAAGAGAAGCCGAGGGTAATAGAAATGGTTATTCGTGGGATTACACGAACATCTGAGGGAAAAACTTGGAGCGGGGCACCGAGAAAAAGAATCGCGCCGTAAGCTGTTAGTTTTGTGGAGAGAGGAATAAAGACCCACAATGGAACCTCTCAACCGTCAAAGTTCTCGGGGTGACGGGTTCCCTCTCCCACTCTTTCAAGGAAGGTATCGTGGTCAAGGGCGTCGTTGAAGTTCACTCATGTTACTGCATCGAGTTAGGGGAGCCACGACCGATTCCGTGTGCCTGCCGGAAAATTGTAAGCATCGCGAGAGCAAATGAACTGGTTAAGCTGGGTGGGGCAGAATGGGTAATTGGGTATGATCGTCCGAAGCCTTATCATGACGGCGGAAAGATTTGCCTTACTGGACGTATGAACCAAACTCCTCGGGCTGCTACGATTGATGATGTTCATATTGAGCGCGCGTATGTGGACGGTTATCAGGAAGAAAAATCGCGCATTGAGGAGTATGGTAAGTTGAATTATGACGAACTTGCTTACCTGTTTGTAAATGTATCGGCAGCCGATTTTAGAAAACAGGAAGACGCCGATTGGGGAATTCCGGTTTTGCAGTTTACAGAAAACAACCGGACACTTGGTGGAATCAATAGAGAGGAACGATGAGCGACGAATTGTTGACTGAACAACAGGTTGAGAAAATCGCGAACAAAGCCAGCGAAACTCTTAAGATGTTTGTAGCCACTGAGAGTTTCAAGAAAGAATTTAAGTTGCGCTCATTCTTTGGCCGGCACCCCGAGATCGGCAAGATGATCAAGTGTGCCAAGTGTGGTCGGCGTCATCGGGAGTTTGACGTGGAGAGTTGCGGGACGTTCAATCTGGTCAAGGAAGCGGAGGGGCAAAGAGCCCATACATCCGCGAACCCCTTTTGGCGTTCGCACCCTGGCGCGTATGTTTGGATTCGGGATTTGAAGCAGTTTGTTACAATCCACCGATAGAAAAGGGAGTCATGGGCCTATTCACGAAGGACAAGCCGGAAGTCGTAAAGATGGACGAATCCAAAGTCCCCGAGGAAGTTGCAAAACTGGAAGAGGGGCTGAAAGCTAAAGTCGCCGGTCAGGATAGGGCGATCAAGCATTTCGTTCGCGTCCACGAGACGTACATGGCTGGAATGGCTGCGGCTGATCGTCCGCTCGGGGTGTTCTTGTTCGTTGGTCCCACAGGATCGGGAAAGACACACGCGACGGAAGTTTTTGCCGAATTGATGGGCGTCACGCTTATTAAGATGGATTGTGCGGAATACCAGGCCTCTCACGAGATTGCCAAGTTGATCGGCTCGCCACCGGGATATATCGGGCACAGAGAAACAGAGCCAAAGATCACAAAGAAAGCCATTGAAGCAAAATGGGCTGATGGAAAAAGTCCGAAGTACACAATCATTCTTTTTGACGAAATTGAGAAGGCTCACAATTCAATGCACCAGATTCTTCTGGGAATCATGGATCGCGCGACTTTGACCACTGGGACGAATGAAGCGATCGATATGCATAATTGCGTTATCGTGATGACGTCCAATCTTGGATCGTCCGACATGAAAAAGATTTTGAGTGATACGAAGGAAATGGGATTTGTGTCCAAGAAAGAAAGCCAAAAGTCGACCGAAGATGAAATCTACCATGCCGCGAAGGATGCGGTGAAGAAGTTTTTCTCCATGGAATTTTTCAATCGGATTGATCGCATGATTGTGTTTCAGCCTTTGACGGATGAAGTACTTCGAAAGATTCTTGAGATCGAGTTGAAGCGTATTCAGGATCGGATTCTGAAATCACACAAGTACATTTCCGTCGATCTATCCGATCGTGCAAAAGATTTTATAATCACAGAAGGAACGAGTAGAGAGTTCGGGGCGCGAGAACTTCGTCGTACTCTGGAGCGGTTCCTTGTAAGCAAATTGACACGTGCGTTCGCGACAAGTCAAGCAGTCGATGGCGATATGATCGTGGCTGACAAAATTCCTGAACACGAGGGGCTTACGCTGGATATCGTCAAGGACGCCATGGTCATACCTGAGAAGGCTGTAGCAGTACCGGTAACAATAAGCAATACTTCGGGATCACAACCAGTGCAGAAGCCAAAAGCAGCTTGGATAGAACCAGACAGTCCGACGGCGTGGATCCCGTTAGAAAGTGCCAGTCACCCGGGTTATTGCGCGCGTTGCGGCTTTCGCTGGTACGCCGGACACAAATGCATTCTTGATCCGTCTCCATCCGGCTTTGACCGTTCCAAAAAGGACTCGGCACCGTTTGAGCGGTTCAAGAAAGATCTCGAGGACAGGGCAAAAGAAAAGGGAGACAAGTAACATGGCAAATTTTGGAAGTATTATTGAGTGGGTGCTCCGGCTCGAAGATCGGACGCTTGCAGGAAAGACGGAGGACTTGGGCGACGGCGCCGGCCTTACGCGGTTCGGACTTACGACCCGGGACGAGGGCAGCGTACTTCCCAAGTGCTATTGGGTTGACGACCCTCCGACGGTGAGGGCCAGTAACGAGGTCGCTCTCGAGATGGCCAAACAGGTCTACTACGATCGGTACTGGACCCCCATCCACGGCACACAGATCGCCTCAGACGAGCTTGCGGCCACTCTTATGTCCTTTGCTGTCAACGACGGGGTAGAGACGGCTGTGAAGCTCCTACAGGGTGTTCTGCACATACTGGCGGACGGCCTGGTCGGTCCTGCGACTTTGACTGCCGTCTCAGAACAAGACGCAGAAGGGCTCGCGGAGCGTCTCCGGGACGCCCAGGAGGCCCGATATCTGGCGATCGAGGCCCGAAAGCCACAAGATGTCAAGTTTCACGATGGGTGGCGGAAACGGGCTTACGTTCGGTATCCGGATTTGCCGTAGTAAGTTGTTGAAAACAAAGGTAGTTATAGGTTAGAAATCGGGCCACGCCGTAAGTTGTTGGTTTTGTGGAGGGATAGAGTGCGCTATCAATATGCTTGTGTTAAGTGTGGAAGTTCGGTTCATAAGCCGAAAGTCGAGATGGATGAGAAGAAATTTGTCCACGGACTTCACGGCTGGACTTGTCCAACCTGCGGCCCGACGAAGGTAAAGAGGATTTTATGCCCACCGTCGCAGAATTAGTTGAAGCCTTCAACAATAAAGCGCCGTGGCACCGCCCCAAAGAATCTGAGTAGCACCTGGAGAGGCCCCGATGCCGGTTTACGAGTTTTTGTGTCCAGTTTGTACGAAGAAGTTTGAGTTGATGATTTCGTTTGAGCAAAGTGAACGATCCAAGCAGCCCTGTCCCAATTGCGGGCGTGTTCGCAGAGTTGAAAAAGTTCTGTCTCGTCCCGGGTCTCCGATCTTAGTCGGCAGTGGTTTCCACGCGAACGACTATTCGGCCCCCACAAAGTAACTACCCCGTTCGCTGTTTGCGAACAACGAAGGGCGAATTCCTCCATTCGCCCTTTTTCTTTTGTTATATCATTCCTCGACGATTTGAAGATTTTTAGTTGGAGTATATTTTATGACCCTCCAAGGTTTTAAGAAAATGGTTCGTGAAATTCACAGCGAGCCTAACGGTGGAACTCTATCGTGGGGTCGCTGTGCCTCGACAGGAACGTTGATTGCAATTTTGATATATGTCGGGCACATTGTGTTTCATTCGCACGCGCTTCCTGATTTGGCGGGTGCCAGCGCCTTTGCAATCTCTCCGTACGCGGCAAACCGGGTTGCAACGGCTGTGCAGTCGTTCAGCAGCAATCCAGTAACGCCGTCGATCGATCCTACAAAGGTGTAATCATGTCATTTGAAAGCAAAGCACAAAACGCCTGGGCTCACACCAAGAAAGGAACCGAAGCACTCGGCGGTCCAGAGAAAGTAAAAGAGTGGGAACAAGCAACAGATTATTCAAGTCTCCCGAAGCGTAAAAAGCATCCGAAGACCAAGGCGCCAGCGGCGCCCGTACAACGAATGAGACACACGGCAACGCCGCGGTGAGGAAACGATCATGCCACAAAATACAGCAAAAGATGACGGCGGAGTAAGTAAGAAAGTTGCGGATGCCAAGAAAGCTTTGGATACTGCATGGAATTCTAAAGTGTCAGGCAGACGGCCGCCTGTTCCAGCAGCTCCCGGCGTTGCAGCGCCGAAGGAAGATTCTAAGCCTGCGGGAAGCAAAGGTCTGCTTGGTCCCGAAGGTGTTGATCTTGAAGGATCCGTGCATGGTGTTGAAGAGCGTAACAGGCAAATGGAAGGAGTCAAGGACTTGCTGGCTCCACAGAAAATGCACGATGGCGGAAAAGTCAAGGAAAGTGGAGTGAAGGATTTAGAGAAGGGCGAAACCGTTCTTCCAAAAGACAAAAACAAAGCGGAGAAACTAGCCATGGAACATCTAGGAAAGAAAGCCAAGGGCGTTATGTCCGCGGCAGTTGAAGAAGAGGAAGCGGAGCCCAAGGAAGAAGAGAAGCACGAAACCAAGAAAGAAGAGAAGGCCGAGGGCAAGCACAAAGGCGAAAAGAAACCGGCTGGCAAAAAGCATGTTGGATTCCACGGATACACCCACAAGGGTGGTCACGCGCTTCATCATGTGTTTGATGATGGTTCGAGCGAGACGCATAACTTCGCGCTCGGCGATCACGCAGCCCTAGGCAAGAACATTACGGATATGCTCGGTTCACAAGGCGAAGAGCCAGCCGAGGGTGGAGCAGGTGGTGGTCAGGGTGGAGCATCCCCGGAACCGGCCGCGTTATAAACGAAATTGATGTACCGTGAAACGGCTCGGATTGGGCCCTTCCGAGGTCGCGAATATGTCGGAACCAATTTGGACTATTGATTATTTACTTAACGAGGGTAAAACCGAAGCTGCAAAAGCCGGCGACCAATTGTCTATCAAGCATTTCTGGAAAGTGGCAGATCGTGATCTTGCGGGCCCCGCTCCGAAAACGTTTGACGAATTAGTTATACGCGCGAAGAATTACATCACGTTTGATATGGTGATGGCTGCATATGGTGAAGCAGGTTCTAATGAGAACATTGATTCTTCGATTCGGCGATTGGAAATTTTAGGCCTTAAGCACAAAGGAAAAGATTCGAGCGGCAAAGATTTGTGGGTAGATCAGAAAAAGTGTCCAAGCTCGACGTCAACGACGGATTTCTTGAGATTCATGTGCCGGACGAATTTGTTGTTTCTGGGCCGTGAGATTTTCAACAAAGACTTCACATTCCTAACGCACGCGCCTGTCTGTAATTTTTTCGTGCAGAAGGATCCGTCGAAGAAGATCGAAGAGCAGGATGAGACGAAAGAACGTCTTTTGCTGTATCCTCGCGGAAGTTTCAAGTCTACGATTAACGTGGTTGATTGCGTGCAGTGGTTTATCAATCTTCCAAACATTCGTATTTTGATTCTTACGGCCGAGTCTGGTTTGGCGGTCGCGTTCATTGGGGAACTTAAGAACTATTTTCTGGTTCCCGATAATGCGGATGGCACGATTTTTCAGAAATTATTTCCAGAGTGGAATCTCACTCGCAAGAATGAAGGCATCGAGGACGAATTCATTTGTCCTTGCCGAACAGTAGGCGACGAAAAGAAAAGGGATCCATCGGCTTGGGCATCATCGATTCTATCGAACTTGCCGGGTTGGCACTGCGATTTGATGAAGGGCGACGACGTCGTTAACGACAAGAACACCGATACTTCGATGCTCGTAGTCAAGGTGATTCGGAAGATCAATTATGCCGAGTCGCTGGTTGACCCAGGCGGATACAAAGACCTTCTGGGAACGCCGTATGCTCCTGGTGATTTGTATGCTCATACAGTCGAAAGCGTTTTGCATCCGGGCGATTTGAAGGTTTTGATTACTCCGGCTCGCTGGTTGCGGCCCGAGATGATTCACAAGGATGAGCGTGATTGCACGCCAGCCGATTATGAGTTGTTGTT